TAAGTTTTTAGCTAGTGAAGCTTCAATATCTGTTCCGGCCTCATTTAATACCTTAAACATTCTAGCAAATGTCCTACGAGTTTTATCCTGTGTACTACCAAAATCAGATGACTTATAGTCTTGGTCAGGTAATGCTAGGGGTCCAGCTGTAACCTCAGGGAATATATCACCACGTCCTGCTGAAGCATTGAAGTTACGTAACTCATCCATGCTAAAGCCTGCATACTGCATATTCTTAAGCTGCTCTTCTGCAGAGGCTCGTGGGTTTAACGCTAAGAAGTCAGCCATAGCTTTACCAAAAGCGCCACGCTTGTTAACTTCAGACTTAGGGTTATTGCTGGCGTTAAGGTTCTGAGTTGTATTAAAGAGGATGTTTCTCAAGCCAGACTCAAGTGTCATACCTTTGGGCATAGTTATACTAGATGCCATATTGAGAGAGCCAAGTATAGTACTTTTATCAAAGCCTAATTCACTTGCATTAGCCTCTGCAGCCATCTTCTGCTCCATGAGGGTTTTGTGAATTGCGTTTAGATCGTACTTACTAGCCATAGCTACAATCTCAGAGTCTGTAAAACCAAAAGAATCTTTTAGTTGTCGAGCCTGAGACACGGTAGCTTTATACGCAGCTGTAGTTTCTGCGTACTTAGGCGCATTAGCCTTGGCAGAAGCAATCATCATATCTTCGTATTTTTCTGCTTTATCTGTACGGTCTTGGATCTTTTGTACAAACGTATCGGCAAAGCCGCCAATCATACCTGCCTGAAATGCACTTGCCATAATTAAACTTCCTTCGCCATGAGACCTGCAGGTGCGGCAGGCATCTCTTCCATAGTTTCTTCCGCCATTTCTACAGGCTCTTCTTCCATAGGTTCATCAGATTGCATAGACTCTAATACGTCTTGCTGCATTTGTACGCCAGGATCAGATGCTTCACCTTTGGCGATCTCCAGTTCTAGCTTAGTTGCCAGCTTCTGACGCATACGCTCTTCTTTCTTAGCATCCATGTTAACATAGTCTGCCATAGTGAGTTTGTATTCAACGCCAACAACCTCTGCAATGGTTTGGATCTGTGTAGCAATTACACCTTTTAGTAGTAGCTTAGTGTCTACTGAATGCAGACCATCCATAACACCACCCGAAAGCATTGTATCCACGACAATACTAATGGGGATTCCTATATCCAGCATGTCAATTAACTCATCCTGAGATTCAGGATCAGCAAGACGTTCCATGTACATCTCAAGAGCATCCATAGGATCTGCATACTTAGGCGGTTGCTCCCAAGGTACGTTCTTAGGTTCCGTAGTTAAAGACTGACCGGGGATTGGTCCCTCAAATAGTGTTGGCTTTGCCATGATAATACCTTACTTAGTGAAACCTGCGCCAAAGTAGAGACCTACGATAGCTGAAACGATGTGTGTGTCTAGCGGGGTGATTACGAAGCCTCTAGCTGCCTGCCACTTTACTGTGCCATCTCCACCAAAGATCCAGTTAAACAGGCCGCCCTCTACTTCTGTGTAGCCTACAATAACGCTTACCTCAGGATACCACACAGCCACTGCTTTTGGCAAGACTATAATTGAGAAGATTGCAGATAGAGCAATAAGCCTGCGTGTCCATGCGAAGTGCTTGTCAGTCTTACCAGCGTTACGTGCTTCAGTTACACCACCAATGAGTAGCTTCTGTTGCTCTGCTTTATTCTTAGCGTTCTGCCCTATCATAGACATAACCCCACCCAGTACAGTGGAGAATAGCATAGTGATAAGCTCTAGAGGTAAACCAAACATTAGGGACGTGCCTTTGGTTTTGGCTTAACCCAGTTCTTACCATCATATCTATTGTCATCATCTGCATTACCGAACAGGTGATTTCCTATCTGAAGGGTGCCACGTTTACGAGCCTTCATATCAGGTAGCCAATCAGGTTGATTAACAGCTGTGTTTACATAATGAGTAGCGCCGTCTGTAGGGTCTGTATAATCTCCAGTAAGAATATCACCTGCAGCTTTATAGGCTTTTGCGCTAGGTTTAAGAGCCAGCATATTTTTACCTTGTTTGCCTTTAGCGTGACCTGTCCACGAGTTCCACGGAGAGAACTGGCCTTTCTTTAGAATTACACCCTCTATATCATCACCATATTTACCAGCTGCAGCACGGTTAGCTATTACAGAGCCTACCGCAATCATACCTTCATAACCTTCTTGTGCTGCTTCTGCTTCAATGGTACGAGCTAAGATCTCTAGCTTAGACATCTCTTTAGGGCTTTTGTACACCTTATACTCTGGTATATCTAGGTTCTCTGGTCTAGCCATCATATTGGGACTTTTAGACATGAGACCTTCAGAACCTGAAGCCTCTACTATTGCTTCCTCAATGTCGCTATTTGTTTGTGTAGTCTCTGGGATTGTAAGCTCTTCAGGTCTAGCTTTAGGCCGCACAGGCTCCTCTGGAGTTAAAGCAGATACATCATACTTTGATAGATAGATCTCTGGCTGTTCTTCCATAGCAATGTCAGCTTTCTGGCGAAGGCTTCTAATAGTATTAGCTACAAAGTCATCTGTTGTAGGAGCAGCTGCTGTTGGCTTATCAAATAAACCCTTACGCTTACTAGTACTATCATCCCCTGTAGAGGGTTTTTGTGCAGAAAGAGCACGTTCCTTAATGCGAGACATCATGGTAACGATGTTATCTGTCTGTGATTGTGATAAAAGACCCATTGTAATTATACCTACTGTTAACGCTGTTTTAACCAAATGCCCATTCCAGAGCTTTGTCTGCAAACATAGCAAGTAGCTTACCTGAACCTGCACCTGCTGCTGTATCAATCTGAGCTTGAATTTGCGATGCAGCTGTTTCAGCTTGAATAGCTGCAACCTGTAACCTAACCTGACGATCTGCAGTACTCTCAGCGGCACTAAAAGCATAACTAATCATATCACGCTCTTCTTGGATTATATTGTTGTATGCAGTCATTGTGTACTGATTTTCAGCGATTGCTGCATCACGGTTTGCTTCGTTCTGCGCTGCTGTTTCTGCTGTAGTAATTGACTGAGACCATGCAGCATTAGCTTGCGCTACGATAAGCTGGTTGTTTGCATTAAACTGATCTCGTGCCGCTCTCTGACTTACATTAAACTGATTTACTGCATTTGTTTGACCAGAGTTAAACTGGTTCATGGCATTCTTTTGCTCATTATTAAACATAGACACCTGAGATGCTAGATTAGTAAAGAACTGATTAGTCTGGTTCTCACTAGAAGCATTAAATTGCTTAGCAGCATTCTCAGCAGCTTGGTCTGATAGCAAGGCATTAACCAAACTCTGTGATTTAAACATGGTAGCCTGTTGCTCATTAGACAAGTTAACCATGTCCATATCTAAGAAAGACTTAGCGTTTTGTACCTGCGCCTGCTGACGGTTGTTTAGGTTAGTAAGATCTAACTGTGTCATGGCAGCTGCATCAGCCATTACTTTAGCATTAGCAGCACTAAGGTTAGCTAAGTCTACAGACTGTGCCATACGAGCATTCTCAAGAGCAACCTGCTGTTCAGCAGTGAAGTTCATGTTAGCAATCTCTGAGATCTTAGAAGCGTTAGCTACACGAGCCTGGAAGTTTTGGTTAAACTCTAGCCCTAAAAACTCAGCACGTTTCTCAGCAGCAAACATAGCAGATTGTTGTTTATTACTTAGGTTAGTTAACTCAAATGTAGCAGAAGTCTGCGCATCCTGTACAGCGATAGGCATTGCTGATTCCATGGCGGCTTGAATAGCAGCCTGACCAGCCATAGAAGAAGCAGACAACCCACGTGCAGCCATCTGTGCAGCTGCAGCCCTCATAGCACCAGCAGCCCATGCAGGAGGTTCACTACCCTCAAACTGCTCCATCAAGCCCGTAAGCTGACCCTGTACTGTAGCATCTGTAGAAGGAGCACCTGTAGCAGCGGCGAAGTTAGTCTCTGTCTTGACACGCTCCATGTCAACAGTAGAGCCTTCAATCAGCTCCCCTTCCTGCAGAGTACGAGCATCTACAGGCTGCACCCTACGTGCTTCTGATAGCTGTGCAGCGGAAATACCAAGCTGAGCAAGCTTATCTGGTGACATAGATTGTGCATCAACTAAAGCTTCTGCGCTAGGTTTACCTGTAGCAGCCTCTAAACGATCCAGTACATCTTTTGTTGTAGATTCTACAGAAAGAGGCTCATAGGTAACTGCATCTGTCTTAGTGGGTGTCGTAACATCTGCTGCAGTTTCTGCAGTATCTACTACCATATCTGTAGTAGCAGCTACGTCTCCTGTACCTGCAGCGATCTCTCCTGCAGTCTTATCCTCTTCTGATATAGTAGCTACATCAGCTTTCTTGGTCATCGACCCTGGATCTGTTGCAGCTTTTACATTTAACTCTGCGCTTGTAGGAACTTGTGTAGTTTTATAATCAGAATAAGCAAGAGAGTATTTTTGTTTAGCATTGTTTACATTTGTTTGTGCATCTGTAACAGCTTTTACTAACGCTTCATTTTCAGGGTCTGCTTGTTGTGCATTAATGGCATCCTGCAGGGCAGTGTTTGCTGTGGACACCTCTTCTCTCGTTGCGTCAAGAGGATTAACAGCACCATTTGTATCAGGCGGTCCATCAATTATGGGGAAATCCTCCATGTTGGCGGTATCTAGATTATTTTCAAAACCGCCTACTGCATAGCCTTTCTTAGTAGCCATGCCACCATAAGCCATACCAATACGCTTCTGCGCTACCTCTGCCATCTTACCGACACGAGCAGCAGCACCAGGCTGTGACGCTAAGTAAGCAGCTTGTTCATCAGCCTGCATACCCTGCATTTCAGGTATAATCTTACCCATCTGTTCTGGTGTGAACCCTGCAAACTTCTTAGCCATAATTACTTATTCCCTAACTGCATCCATACTGCACCAGCTATGAATGTTATAATTGCGAGTGTTGTTACCTTTACAAATGTAGTCCAGATACCTTTACGTGTATCCCGCCATACCTCTAATAGGTCTCGCATTTCGTTGATGTCTTTGGCTGCATTAGTATCATGCAAGCCTATAGCAGACAAAGCCTGCTTAGCTCCACGTCTTGCAGCCCTGTCTAGCATAGCTTCTAGCTCGTCTGGTGTCAAGGATATAGATGTCATATTAGTATTACCTTAACTCATACCAATATTGTATATTACCACCATTTAAGTTGTAAACTCCATAATACCATTGATCTGGGATTATACACTGCATACCGCTATAATAGGAGGCAGTAGCAATTCGTGATATTGACCCAGAGGTTGTTCCTGCTCTTAGCTCAATAGTATTTTGCGCACCAGTTCCTACAGATATCTGAATGGGCCTTCCACTTGTGTTCTGGTAAACAGTACCTATTGATCTTGTAGGGCTTTGCCAAGTCTGACCCACACCAATAGGCTCAGGACTGTTAGCAACTACAGAAGCCTTAACCTTAGCTGGAGACACAAGACTTTCAGTAGTGCTAGTACCCGTTTCCCAAGTAGCTTCTGTCTGACTAGATGCTACATACTTACTATCTAGTGCTGTCTGCAAGCCATCAACATTAGAGATAACATGGTTGTGACTGTCATCAGCAATAGTAGCTGTAATAGTTGCGTTAGCTGTGCCGTTAAAAGAGGCACTACCAGAGACATCACCTGTAAGAGATATAGTTCTAGAGGTTGCTAGTGCCGTAGCTGTAGCGGCATTACCGGAGGTGTCCTGATTACCTGCTGTATTTACACCTGGTAAGTTAATGTTAGAAGAGCCGTTGAAGGATACCCCACCGATAGTACGAGCTGTTTGTAGTGTAGTGGCTGTACTGGCATTACCTGATAAAGCACCCTCAAAAGTACCAGCTACAAATGTCTCACTGCCTACAGTCCACTTATCGTCTGCTTCGTTCCATACAAGTGTTTTGTTAGCAGCTGTACCACGCTCAATCTCAATGCCACCATTCTGTGTAGGTGTGCCTGTCTCATTAGAGTTGAGAACAATCTGGTTATCTGCAAGGTTGAGTGTCTCAGTGTTTACGGTGGTAGTAGTGCCGTTTACTGTTAGGTTGCCATTAACTACAGTGTTGTTAAACGTAACATTAGAGGTAGTACCTACAGCCTGACCTATAGCTACAACACCATCTGTAATGCTTACGCCTGTACCACCACTAAAGTGAGCACGTGTTTCAGCTGCACTAGGGCCAGTGTATGTAATAGCACCCGCAGAGTAAGTTAAGCTACCGTCACCACCAGCGTCAGTGACACTAATAGCAGCCTTAGCAGCTGCAGTAGCACGTGCATCTGTGTAGTATAGGTTAGTTGTGCCCTCTGCTACAGTGTCTGTATCACCCTGTGTAAAACTAATAACGCCTGTACCTGAGTTGTAGCTAAGGCTACCCGTAGCTGACACAGAAGATCTAGCACGAGCAGTAGTAAAGTACTGGTTAGTTGAGCCTTCACTGATGTCATCTGTGTCATGGTTAGATACGTCAGATACTGTACCTGTTACATTACCAGTGACGTTACCTGTTACATTACCAGTGACGTTACCTGTTACATTACCAGTGACACCGCCTGTAGCTGTTATAATACCTGTAACACCAAGAGTACCACCTACTGTAGCATTAGCTGATACAGTTAAGGCATCTGTGTCTACAGTACCATCAAACCAAGCGTTCTTGTACTGTACAGAGGCTGTACCTAAGTCCAGAGTGTTAGTAGTCTTAGGCGTAAGAGCAGTACCTGAAACAATAAGGTCTTGCGCTGGGCCTACCTTAGTGATGGGCGCACCTTCACCTGCAGTACCGTCATGAGCGTGACCAGTAGATGCGTTAAACCCTGCCTCAATGGCATTGTACTCAGCATCAAAGTCATCCGCATCAATAACGTTACCGTTAGCAATGTTGTTTGCTGTATCTTGACGTGTATAACCTGCCATGTTTTAGTCCTTACTGTCTATCGTTCTGTCTAAACTCTAGCAGGGCTGTGTCTAGAGTGAATGTAGGGTTTGTAGAATTGTCTTCAATACGAATGGCTATAGTCTTACCTGAGCCAATAATATTTGTGTTGTAGATCTTGTCTAACTCACCACCGTATGTAGAGGTGTTAAACACAGAGTTAGATTCCCCAAATATAAATACAGATGTACCCGTACTTTCTACGCTCTGTGTAGCGGGTTGTATAACACCTGTGTTTGTAGATGAACCAAAGTCATACTTAACGTTAAGATCCAGAGACATACTGCCAGTAGGTTCTGCATACAATGTCATCTTGTAGAATGACTTACGCATCTGAGGATCAGACAGAGGCATATAGGGTGACTCGTATATAGCCTCAATAGGTAGCCCATCAAAGCTTGATCCTGTATCTAACTCATACACATAGCCATCTGTATTAGCAAAAGCAATAGTCTCAGCTGTATCTGTGTACCTACTGTCTGCTACAAAAGCTTTTATACCATACGTAGTAGACCAGCTAATACCAGATGCACCCTGTGACACAAACTTAGTAGCTATTAAACCTTTAGCTGCTTCATGTTGTTCTGACTCTATATAAGCAAAGATACGATACTGAGCTTTCTCTCTCATAAGTACAGAACAGAAGTTAGGCGTACTGCCAAGGAACGTGGTAGCATCCTTAGCGATAGGATCAGAAGCAATATCCAAACCAAAGTCACCAATACGATCCGTAGCACTCAGCAAGCGGATACCATCAGGAGCAAGGTACATAATGTCACCACCAACTTCCTGAATAGTGTCACCATTAACACAACCAATACGGTCTGTAATAGGCGATACCTGAAAGTCTGCTGCGGTGTTACCTGTTATGCGTTTAATGCTGTCAGTAGTAAAGACTATAAGCTGGTCACGGAAGACAGCTAGACCTGTTATCTCATTAGCTACGTTGATAGATCCAGCGCCATTAGCTGCACTAAAGTCATCTACAGTAAAGGGTGCAGTAAAGTATAGGTTGTTACCCTTAGCGTAGAATGCTGTATCCTTAAACACTGCTACATTCTCTGCAGCTAGTACGTCTGTGCTGCCTGTAATAGCTGTGAGAGTATTGCCTGATGTGTTGTACGTAGCAGGGTAGTTATTACTATCTACAAAGATAACTTTATCGTCACCGTCTAGGTTGTATAGAACATGCTTAGCCTTACCACCAAGCAAAGGTCTTGCACCCATGGATGTCCACGTAGTACCTGTGCCGTAGTAGTACTCTGTTACGTTAGAACCGTTCTGTCTAGCTACAACAATACGCCCAGAGCTTATCACTTTCAGAGCTAGGATAGCGCCAGACCCAGGTACAGCTGTAGTGCTAAACTTCTCAAAGCCTTTGATCTTAGAGTAGCCACCCTCTTTGCTAGACTCAAAGTTCTGCAAGATAGTAGCAGAACCCACAGCATTACTACCCTGTTGTAGAGGGCTAAGGTTAGAGATGAGACCACCTCTAAACTCAATAGGGAATGTCTGCCACTGTGTAGCCATTAGTAATATACTCTCGTGTCTCGCAGATATTCTGTGCGATTAATGTGTAAGCTACGTAATTGTTTAATGCCTTGTTCAAACTTTTGTAGTGCTAATTGTGCTGCCTGCGTGTCACCACGGAACTGATATACGTAGTACATAGCGCCGTCAACGATGGTATAGCGGTATTGCTCAGGGAGTGTAGGTACATCTGTAGGTGACTCTAGGTCAAACCCAGTACGGAAATACTCATATACTACTTCATACTCTTTATCAGGTGGTGGAGAAAAGATAAGTTCTCTACTAGGTGTACGTACAACGTAAGTAGGTATTCCTCTAGTGCTTGCTTCAGAGTTATACTCATAATCAGCGAACTTGTCAAGCCATTCTTCATAAGATAAAGTCTTTAACTTCACTGTTTCTACATTAAGATCAGCATCACGCTTGATACGAAAGGTATTCATGTTTATAGTTTTGCTATCGTAAGGCATACTGTAACGCACTTCACCAACAGCTAAGACTTCTGTTTCTTCTACGTGGTTCCAGGGCCACTCAAACTCTTCCTGATTGATGTGGCGAATAGCTGCATTAACAGCATCCTTAGCAAAGCTGTAATAGCCTGTAGCTGTAGGGAAATTAGCACTCGTAAGTTCTACTTCATTAAGGCGGCGGTTAATATCGTTAACTAGGCTAATGTAGTCGTATGCCATTCTTACTTCTCCTTGACACGCATAAAGATGCTGCGCTCGTATTGTAGCCCAGAGCCTGTCGTAATACTACAGATAATAGTATATCTAATGTTGTTTGTGCCTAAAGAGAAACGTGCAGTAGAAACCTGTCCAGACAGTGTACCAGTAACAAACTGTAAGCCATTTATTACACTAGAGTCACTAAACTGTGTCTTAACACCAGCTGCATCTTTGGCATACCATACAGCAGCAGCCAGTGTGTCATCCTTTAAGAAACGTGACCAGTCAACACTGTAGTCTACGATCTCATCTTTATCTTTATCGGGCCACTTATATGACATAACTATTCCTTACGCTGCAATATAGACAGTATTGCTACCTTGTTGTTCTTGTATGTAGACTGTGTAATCTTCTTCTGCAATGTGTACTGTAGCGCTACCCTCATATGCAGAAACAAAGAGGGTTCTACCTGTGCTGTAGTTATCTGCAAAGTCTTGATACGGGAATATCACCGCTACAGGGTCATCTAAGTTGCGATACAGATTAGCTAGGATGCTAGATAGTTGCAGTACGGCCTTAGCATCATAAGCTAAGGTATCAGCACTTACAGAAGCAATAACACTACCTGTAGTTATATTAGATTCTGCATCAAAGTCAACACTTGTTACATTTGTTACAGACACAGCTGGGGGTATAAACGCTCTAGCCTGTGCATCCTCATCAGCGAAGTCACCGATATAAATAGTAAGGAAAGCTGACACTGCAGAAGGTACTACGTTTGCCTTAGCGTCTACATCAGCAAAGTCATTCACAGAGGTGTTGCTGCTAGTACCTGTAGTGGTAATGTTAGCCTTAGCATCTACATCACTAAAGTCACTAGCAGTACTCGTTGCAAAAGCACCTGTTGGCGTTATGTTTGCAGTAAGTGTATAATCTAACGTACCTGTATTAAAGGACGCAGTTACAGCAGGTTGTATTATATTAGCCGTTAAGTTGTATAAGACATCCTGTACTACAGCACTAGAGGAAGACCCTGTAGGGGTAATGTTAGCCTTAGCATCTACATCACCAAACTGATCTGCCTCACCTGTAGCTACAGCACCTGTAGGGGTAATGTGTGCTAAGGCTTCATAGTCTAGTGTACCTGTAGTGAAGCTTGCTGTAGCAGCGCTGGTTGTTACAGCAGCCTGTGCCGCATAGAGTACATCACTAATGGCTATGCTTGCTATAGCGTCTGCTGTAGTTATTGCAGCTTTAGCATCAAACAGTAAGGGTGAAGCTACAGAAGTTGCTGTTGTACTAGCTGTGGTATGTAAGGCTTTAGCATCAAAGAGCATAACTCCGGGTGCACTCTGCCCTAGAGTAGTAGCTAGGAAAGCTAAAGCTACAGAAGCAGTAGTAGCCTGTGAGAGAGGTGCTTGAGAGAGTGCTGTAAAGCCTAACATTGTACGTCCTTACTCAGGCTTAGTGGGCCAAGTTAAACATTTTAGATTACCAAGCCCTGAACACAAAACGCCAATAAGATGTGCTACCGGGACTAACCCAGTTAGGCGTAGTGTTAATAAGATTTGTAGTATCCCTAACAACATATATATTAGTGGCGCTTACACGGGTCATGTAGGTACGACCACCATCACCATCGACCATAGATGTAATAACGGCTTCATCACCAGCAGTATAACCGTTATATGATGTTACACAACGTATAGAAACTGTGTAAAAGTATGGAAGTCTACCTAGCCCATGACTTACGCTGCTACTTGTACTGTATGAAACTACCGATTCAAAAGCAGGTGCAAAAGAAATACCATCACCACTATCAAAGTTGTCATCACCACGAATTACACTAGGCATATCATTCCACCGTTACGTTAGGGATGGGCTGGATTGCTGTCAGTTCAGCAGGAGTAGTAGCTGCGTCAATGCTTGCCAGTGAGGGTGCATCACGCAAGGCTTGCTTGTCAGAGATGATCTGTGTCGTGTCAGCGCCCGTCTCAAGTGCCTTCATGTAGGCTGTGTCTAGTGCAGCCAGGGGCTCAATACGAGCTTGACGTATCTTGTCACGCCAGATGTCCTTGGCTGCTGCCATGTCTACAGAGATTACCCCTGCGTCTGTATTAGCTTCCCAAGCACCACGGAAGGTCCGTTCTGCTGGTACTTCATAGTCTGCGGCGTCATAAGATGTTGCGCCGATCTTAATGAAAGTTTGTGTCATTGTGTTACTCCATACATTAGCACATTATCCCAGCACTATAAGTTCCATCTTCATAAGCGCCGCTATCGTGGCTATGACCCCCGCCAAAATCAAAAGAGGACGTAGTAATACCTCCACAATTGACACCTTTCCTGTCTTCATTCACACCAGATGTAATACGGCTGCCAAACACTACGGCGTTTGCGGTTGGGTTGCTGTTGCTTAGATTTGCCCTGTATTGACCAACGCCAAGGTCAACGATACCTGAAATGTTGCCACTTGCGTTAATGGTGTTTCCGTTAGTTTGGTTAATCCAAGCCCGTGCAGGGTAAAGATTGGTCAGGGTTGTGGCCCCTCCTGTTGCGTTTTGCACAACATTTGCTCTTATCGTACTCATGCCGCTAACCTCCACGCATTACGGAACTGTCTGTCAGACGGTACATCTGCTGTCTTAACAATCTTAAACATTGGTCTGTTGTACTCCACCGACCAGATGTGACGGGGTATGTCTTTCATGATGAGATACTCAATAGCTTCTTCTTCTGTGAGAGGACCAATGCGAGGCGCTTTCCACTGTGCTGCGTGTTTCTCTGGGTCATGCTTGAAGGTGTCGTGGCGACCCTCTGCAATAGCTTGTTGCTCATCGTCTTGCAATGCCCAGTAAACGGAGATGGGTGGCAGTAGCCCAGCCTTAGCTTCTTCAAGCCAGTTGTCGCTAGGGACAAGCACACAGGCGGGTTGCTCTGGTTGCTCTGGGTCTTCGTATATTACACGGTATTTGCTCATCGTGTTACCTAATCAGCCCAGAGTAGCCTAAATCCCAATCCTGTCTATAGGTGTTGTCCTGTCCACAGAACACCTCCCATTGGGTAGTGCTATTTATCTTTGCGCCAGATTGAAGGGGGTGCTCAGCACCATTGTAAAAGAGTCCGGGAGCAGCCCAAACAGACCCGTTGGCTGCGGGTAATGCATTACTCAATGTAAAAAGAGGGTTTCCTTGGCCTTGGTCTGTTAGGCTGGAGACACCGCCGTCTGCTATAATAGAAGCAGTGCCATCCATCTCAAATGTAACCCAAGCCTTAACACCTCCAGCACCAGCTAAAGAACCAAAATCCATATCTTGATCTGGCAGTGTAATAGTACGAGCAGAGTTAGTGTTGGGTGCTGTAAGGGTTACACTGCCGCTACCACTAGAATTGCCCTGTAGTTTAATAGTAGCCATTTAGATAACCGTCCATGTTTCGCCAGCACCAACTGTTACAGTCACACCGGAGTTAATCGTGATAGGGCCAGCACTCATTGCGTTCTTACCATTAGTGATTGTGTAGTTAGAAGTAACATTCTGACCGTTCTCCCAGAATATGTCATCATTAGCTCCTGCGCTAATAGGTAACTGAGATGCTACATGAGCAAGTGTACTCTTACGGATATAGCCATCACCAGTGTCAACATAGATGCGTGACAGGGACGATGTTGTATCGCCTGATGTTGTGTTGATCCAGCCAAACTCTGCATAGCCGTTGCCCTGTGTGCGTACTACACGGTTAGCTTGGTTGTTCCTGTTCTGTGAAGTTAGGTGGTAGCCATCCAAGAGATCAGCATCTAGGCCAGAACCTGAACCGTCATTGCCAGAGTGCCAGATGACATTACCATATGCTCTGGGGGTGTGCTCAAAGTTCCAGAAGCCACCACCGTTATAAACCCTAGAGTTAGTTGCATCATCTCGCTGTAAGTCTATAGCCCAAGGACCTGAATTTGTAGCCGACAACCTCAACAGCCCATCAGTATTGGTGTCTATAGTGAGTGGCCCTGTCATGGTATCGCCCGTTTGATTCACAAAACGGCTGTCAGCTTCACTCTCTGTATAGTAACGACCATCATGAGTATGACTATCATTAGCCACCGCCACACTCAGCGTAGCATTACCAGAGCCATCCCAAGAGACAGAACCAGATGCGTCACCAGAGAGTGACAGGGTACGGGCTGTGGTCCACTTAGATGCTGTACTTGCATTCCCTGATAGCGCACCTACGAATGTTGCAGCTTGCACAGAGGCATTATTAGTACCTCCATCCGAGTCAAAATGAAAGCGCCCTACACCGTTTGCATCATCG